GTTTCACCCGACCCGTAAATGGCGTTTCGACTTTGCCTGTAAATCCGCCCGCTGTGCGATCGAGCTGGACGGCGGTGCGTTCCTACCGTTTGGCGGCCGTCACGGGCGAGGGATGGGGATGGTCAAAGATTGCGAGAAGTATCGAGCAGCCGCCGACTTGGGCTGGCGCATCTGGCGTTTCACAACCAAGTGCCTGACTGCTGAGGCAGTAGCGATGACTGCCAAGTCATTCCGCTTGTCCATGAAGGAGAAAAAATGAGCGAACCAACCAACGATACACCTATTAACAACGACAAGCCGGATTACGAGTACGAGGTTTATGAGAGGGAGAAGGCTGACTCTGAATATGAAAATCAGCGTTTTGCCGATTACTACGGCAACAACCGCCGGGGCTGATTATGACCGACCTAACGAAATTCCGCCTGATAGAAAACATCGAAGTGATGGCCTGCCGCAACTCAGCCGAGCGGGTTGTAAAGGCGCTTAACCGAGGCGAGATCGACCAGGCAAAGCAACTGGCCCGCAAGCACGAGATCGCGTGGCACCTCGCCGACCGCGAGTTCCAAGACCTAAACCAACCGCACAGGAATAACGATTTTTGCGACGACGAGTAAGTCGGAGCAAATCCAAGAAACCCAAACCAAGAAAGCAAAATAAAATATGCCAATAGTAGCAAGCAGAGGGGGGTCATACACGCCAGCCCCGCAAGGAAATCACGACGCAGTGTTTTGCGACGTCGAGGACTTAGGCGAAGTGGAAACGCAGTACGGTAAAAAGCATCAGATCCGCCTTGTCTGGCAGATCGCCGAGAAGATGGAGGACGGGCGGCCGTTCACCATCGGCCGGCGCTATGGACTGAGCCTGCATGAAAAGGCGGCTTTGTTCAAAGACTTGAAAACCTATGCCAAAAAGGCGCCACCGCAGAATCTGGATCTGGAAACGCTGATTGGTAAGCCGTGCCAGATCCTCGTCACTCATGTGGATCGCGACGGATCAACCTACGCCAATGTGCAGGCCGTCCTGCCGGCGGGTGCAACAAAAATCAAAGTCGATAAGGATTTTGTCAGGAAATGCAATCGTCCTGGCGCTCCTAAACCAGCAGTAGTCGAGCTGGATGCCGACGGAACACCCGTACCGTTCTAACCACATTGGCCGGGGTGGGCAATCCCCACCTCGGCCAGAAAGAATACAAAAATGGAAATCCTAACTTTAGTAATTCAAATCGTGTTCCCAACCACAGCAGTCGTGCTGGCTCTTATGACCATGCGCTTGCTGAAGGACTGGCGATAATGGCTGCGTTAATTGCTACGGCAAAGACGGAGTCGTCGCACTATTACCTGGCGTCGGGTGAGTCGTGCCACGGTGACTTGCGATCCGCTCGCAAGGTGGGGGCCTTTCCGTCAGTGACCACCATCCTTGCAGCTGCTGGCCCCAGCAAGCAGGGGCTGATGAATTGGAAAGAGGAGCAGGCGATTCTATCCGCCCTGTCGCTACCACGGAACGATGGCGAGGCAGACAGCGACTTTGCCAAGCGTGTGGTACTAGACAGCAGAAAGGAAGTGGAGGCGGCCGCACTGCGCGGTACTCACATTCATTCCCTGGCTGAAATCATAATCAATGGCGAAGAGCCGGGTGACTTGGCTAAAGGATACGAGGAGCACTATGCGGGCCTAAAGGAATGGCGGGATTGTTGCGTCACTAAAGTGCACGCCAGTGAGTCTGTTCTAGTAAATGAGGCTGAAGGCTACGCCGGGCGAGTCGATCTAATCGCCGATATTCACGGCAAGATCGAGGTGGTCGATTTTAAAACACGCAAATTTAAGAAAGACGCAAAGGGCGTCTCAAAAGCCTCTGGCTATGAAACTGATCTGCTACAGCTCAGTGCCTATGCATACGCATTCACAGACGAGGGCATGGCATGCCGGAACGTACTGATTGATCCAGTCACCGGCCAGTTGCAGGACATTCGCTACACCTCCGAGCAAGTTGCCCAGGCGTTTGAGGCGTTCACGTCCTTTTGCAAGGTTTGGCGCTGGCTGAAGAAGTACGACCCGCGTGAGGTGCGCTGTGATTGAAATCCTACCCGAACAATCCACCCACGAGCAGTTGCTAAACCGCGTGCGCTCGTTGGCCCGTGAGCTGGCGGAGGCGAAGGCTGCGCTGGCGGCTGCTGAAGGACGCGAGAACGATCTGATGGATCGCATCAGGAGCGGGCTATGAGGACACTGCTATCAATCCTCGCCTTGCTTGGCCTTACAACCACTAAGCTAAGTAACGCTCTAATCGATTTGCGCCCGATTGCAAAGAAGATCGACGTTAAGAAGATTAAGGTTCGCATCACTGGCTACTGGCCGGGTGAGGACGAGTGGAGCAGTCGCTATCAGTCCAGCACTGGCACCAGGTTGCGGGCTGGTCGTCACTGCGCCGTTGATCCAGACATCATTCCGCTGTGGTCAAAGATCCGCGTGATGGGCGGGAAGCGGGAGTGGGTGGCCGTGGATACCGGCACCGCCGTTAAGAGCAAAAAGGCGAGCGGTGGAAAGCTGCCCGTGGTGGACGTGTTTGCCGCGAGCGAAAAGCAGTTCAACGCGATGCGATTGCCGAAAGTGGCGATGGTGGAGGTGATGAAGTGAGCAAGAAAGTTAAAATAGATTACGGCTTTATACCTTACTATACGCACAAACAAAACCTATTAATCGCAAACAACAGATCAATCACTGCTCTGTTATTTGGCATTTATCCATGTAGGCGTTGCCTGAGTATTTGGGAGCTTAAATCAGATTCTACCGATCATCCAGAAGCTTGGCGTTGCGAGGACGGAAGAATTCTATTCTTATGTCATAACTACGAAAAAGCTCAGCAGCCTCATGAGTCTTTTCAGTTAATGCCGTTTTATCGCACATATAGTCCTGCCTGCAATTCTTACCATCGGATATTTGAAAACCTATCTGTCTTTAGAAAATGGATTAAATCAAGATGAGTACACGGGCCGCCACGTTTGCATCCAAACGCAATCGGGCTGCGGGCCTTGGCGATACCCGGCCGACTTTCCGCCGTCTGGGCGTGATCGCTGGAATGTTGCGCCGGGATCTGACGCTGCCTAGCTGTGCCAGGTTAGGTGTAAAACTAGAATGCAGTTATAAGACGATCCAGCGGGACATCGATCTGTTGCGAGACTTTTTTGGCTATCCGCTGGAATACGACGCCAGCAAGTACCACTACAAACTGGCGGGGCCGCTGCCGAAGGCGGTGCTGTGAGCCTAGCCGATCTCCTGACCATGTTCTCCGCCCGCGTCATCGGCACTTACACGCCGGAGCAGTACGCCGACTGTGTGCGAGAGGCCCGTGCCAATCGCCACCGTTGGGGAATGGGGCAGTGGTGAGCGTTAAGCGTTTAACCTGGCATCTCGCCGTGCTCGAACGTGCGAAGAAGAATTTGCTGAAGAAACAGTACGACGCAGTACGCACCCGGCTGGATCTGGCCGTTCTAATGGCCACTGAAATGCTGAAGCAGGCCGAGGGATTTAAGGCGAAAGCCGTTGAGGCGAAAAAAGAAAAGGAAAGCAAATGAAGGATTTAGGCAAAATTACTTTTGGCAAAGCACGCCCTGCTCCAAAGCAAGTTCTAGTCGACGTAACCTATGACTCCAATACGGCCAAGGCGTTGCACGCATTTGGGCTGAAGAAGCTAAAGAAAGATCAAGAGGCAGTGATTGAGTACGTGATTAAGAAAGCGTTTGAAGGGTTGGTCAGAAAATGATCGCACCACTTCCACCCGCAATCGAGGCCATCCATCGCAACGGTGCCGCTGAAGGCGAACGCAACACGCAGCTATTTAAGCTGGCCTGCCAGTGGCGCGACCAAGGGCTGACAGAGTTCGACGCAACTACAAACGCAGAGGAGTGGGCGTTTAAAGTAGGGTTATCGCAGAACGAGGCCGTCAGTGCGGTTAGATCCGCATTTAGCAAGCCAGCTAGGGAAGCATGGAGGCCCAAGGCTAAGTACGATTATCAGAATGGGGCGATCGTGCGTCAAGATCTGCCAGTGCCGCCGATGCCGATCAGCGTGGAGAGCGGGCCGGTCGATAAGTTTCTTACCACGTGCTTCGACGTAGGTGATTACATAAATATCTGCCGATCGATTAAGGACAAGGACGGCCGAGAGCGGCCGGATGGTGCAGGCGAGACGCGAAGCCGGGAAGAATGGCTAGAGCTGTTTAAGGGCGACGGGTTAAAGGAATGGCAAGGAGATGCAGTGGGCGTCTATGTGTCGATCAACGCTAACAACGGAAAGAATCGGAAAGCGGAGTCGATCGTGAAGTACCGCCACTGCCTAATTGAGTTCGATGAAAGCACGATGGCTGAACAGTGGGCGATAATTAAGCGCAGTGGCCTGCCTACGTCCTCTATCATAAAGAGCGGATCGCGTAGCCTGCACGCCTGGGTGGAGATTAGGGCAGCCAACGCCAAGGAGTTCGCTGAACGAGTGGACTTTATCTATAAACATCTAGAACACTCAAAACCCGATCCAGCTAACAAGGACGCAGGCCGGTTGTCGCGGTTGCCAGGTGCGATGAGGACGGCCACAGGCTTACAGCAGGAGTTAGTCGAGTGTGGCGCACCTACGCTGACCTACATGGAGTGGATGGAGCGCACGATCTACGGTGATATTCCTGAGCCATATAGCTGGGAGCAGTTGGTCAATTTTAAGGAGGATGCCGATATAACGCAACTGCTAGGCAAGCGGTGGATCTGCCGTGGAGGTTCGGCGTTGTGGGTTGGGAGCAGTGGCCTTGGTAAGAGCGTGCTGTGCTTACAGGCCGCAATTACCTGGGCGGCCGGCCGTGATCTGTTTGGCATTAGCCCACACGGCAAGCCGTTGAAGTCGCTAATCGTGCAAGCGGAGAACGACGAAGGCGACGTGGCAGAGGCGTTGCAGGGCATCTTAAAGGCGCTGGATTTGACCGCAGAGGAGCTGGATCGGGTGAAGCAAAACATTGTGATCGTGCGTGACTGCACGTCCACAGGTGAACGGTTCGTGGACAGGATGCGTCGCCTAGCTGAAAAACATAAACCCGATCTAGCCTGGGTAGATCCGTTGCTGGCGTTTATCGGTGGCGACTTATCCAGCCAAGAGACTGCCGGTGGCTTTTTGCGTAATTTGCTTAACCCGCTCGCCCTATCTGGCGGATTTGCTTGGATGCTTATGCACCATACGCCAAAGCCAACACGGGACGGCAGCGGTTACCAAGGGCACGACAAGGCGTACAGCGGATTTGGATCGAGCGAGCTGACGAATTGGGCAAGAGCCGTTTTAATGCTGTCGCCTTGTGGCCAGGATGAGCAAGGCACGTACACGTACAAGCTGGAGGTGACTAAGCGCGGAAAGCGGTCTGGCTTGCGTTCTGGCGTAACTGCAAGCGATTTAATTGCTAGCAAGACGCAGCCGCTTGTTCATTTAAAGCATGCCGACAAGGGCATGGCGTGGATTGAGGTGGGAGCGCCTGAAAAGTCAGTAGGCCGTAGGGCAACGTCGATCGATTGGGCAAAGCTACCTGAAGGGGCAAAGTACACCCAAGTTGTTACATTCGTACAACAGGCCACCGGGTTGCAGGAACGGCAAGCGAAGGCCCGCGTAAAGCAGGCTAAAGATGACGGTTTAATCGAAGAAGCCAGCGATGGCTTATTCAGCAAAAAGGTGACAAATGAGCCATTTTAGAGTTAGTGCAATAACTATTAATGCACTAGTGCAGTATTGCGGAGCATGTAGGTGCAGTAATAAAGGCCCTTTAGGGCCTATTATTGCACTAATGCAGACGGCCGTTTCCATTACTGCACTAACGACTGCACTTATGGGGTTAATCTAATATGATAGATCAGCAAGCGTTAGAACGGATCCCTTGCGGTTCACCCCACATATCCACCCGGATCGATGGCATAGCGGATTTAGTTCATGAGGCGTTCTATCAGCTGGGTCTGACTGTTACAACGTCGTCAGTAGCTTTAACCACCCAGGTGTTCCATTACCTGATAACTAAGGCGCCAGACCACCCAGCGGTTCAGAACATGGCCGACACGTTGGAGCAGTCTGTGCTGGCGGTCGTGCTTAACAGATCGACCAAGTCTATGACCCAGCTCGCAAGCGAGCACAAGATTACCAAGCAGGCTTTTAGCAAGCGGGTGCTCAGTCTAACTGATCGCCTTGGTTTGCCTGTCAGGGCACAGAAAAGCCAAAAGGCTCGTGAGGCATACGACCTCAGAGCAAGGAAGCACCACGACAAGCGGCGTCGTCAGATTCCTAAGTTTAACAACGCCGCACTATTGAAAGGCAGGGACAGATGC